AATGTTTTTAAAATATACTGGAACATTAGATTCTACTTGTACTATAACTATTGGACCAAATACAGTATCGAAGCTTTGGTTGATAGAAAATGCAACAAGTGGTTCACAATCTATAATTATTAAACAAGGAAGCGGTGCAACCGTAACTATACCTACTGGCAAAACTAAAATGATTTACTCAGATGGTGCTGGTTCTGGTGGTGCTATGGTTGATGCTTTTGCATCTATTAATATAGAAACAAGTGGGATTTTAGAAACATCTTCATCTATACAAACACCATTAATAGAATTTACAGATGGTGATGATGCTATAACTATAGCAGATGGTGGTGGCACTACTTTTGCACAAGCTATCACAGCAGATGCAGGTATACAAATTGACAACATTACCATAGATGGTACAGAAATAGATTTATCAAGTGGTGATTTAACCTTAGATGTAGCTGGAGATATTGTTCTTGATGCAGATGGTGAACAAGTTAAGTTTTCACATGCTGGAACTGAAATAGGTCAAATTGATATGGGTTCTAACAACTTTACCTTTAGATCAAAAGTTTCAGATGCCGATTTTGAAATTCATGGTACAGACGGTTCCTCTAATATTGTTGCTTTAAAATTTGATATGTCCGCAGCAGGTGCAGCTACTTTTAATAGTAATATTACTATGCCGCCGGGAGGCGCATTACTTTTTGGAGAACGTGGAAATCTTACTCACGATGCTTCTAGTTATGACATGACGTTTAACACAAACGGCGCAAGTAACACCCTTGTAATTGAAGGAACTGGATTAGTAGGCATAAATGAAACTGACCCTTTAGGTAAACTGCACGTTAAAAAGAATGATAGTGGAGTTACAGCACCTAATGCTGCTTTTGCAGGTATAGTGGTGGAGGATAATACAGATTCAGGAATTTCTTTATTATCAACAGACACAGGAACTATAGCTTTTAATGATGCTAATGGTGCGCCTGATGGTGCATTACAATACCGACATGATGATTTAAGTATGCGAATTACTACTGCTGGTACAGAAAAATTGTATGTCAAAGGCGATGGTCAAGTAGATTTAAAAGGCGGTACAACTACTGGTATACAAGTTCTGCAATTTACTAATAGTTCTGTAACTATAGCGGCTGATGCATCAATAGCAGTTATCGCACCGAATACTGGAAGTCTGGTGTCTGTTTTGGCACAAAAATCACATTTGGGAAATACATTTCCAGCTGGTTTATTTTATGCTTCAGACAATAGTATTACAGAAATTTCTGATGCCGAGGGTGCTTTCACAACCGCAGCCAATACAGCCTCTAGAATCAATGTTTATATGGAAGCTGGAAATTTGAGAGTACAAAATAAAAACGCGAGTTGCCCTTTCGCATTTGGATGTATTGATTACAGAGGGGTATAATTTATTAAAAGGAGAAATATATGGCTTTAGATTATAAAATAAACATTTACGAAACTGACCCAGAAGATGCGTCTAAAACGTATGTAACATTTCTTGTTACAAACGAGCAAAATCAAGCTTATGCGTGTAGCACGTCAATCACTACTGGCACAAAAAAAGCAGAAACAATCTTAAAACAAGCACAAGCAGCTTTGCAAACAGATATAGATGCTTGGGCAGCAAGTATTGGAAATATAGGTAAAACTTGGAATCCAGATACAGAGGCAATAGAGTAAAATGATGGAAGAAAATTATTTTATAAACGTACTAAAAGTATTAGATGCATCAGTAGAAAGAGGTACTTGGAAAGGCTCTGAAATAGAAGGTGTAGCAAATCTACGCAAGATTACTTTACAAGGCATTAAAAATATAGCTGAAGCTTCACAACAAGAAAAAGAAGTTGAAGAAGTTGTAGAACCAATTACCAAGAAAGTTAAAGAAAAATAAAATAAAATGCCATTAGCTAGGTACACATTTAAGCCCGGCATTAATAGAGAAGGCACTTCATATAGTAATGAAGGTAATTGGTTTGATGCTGACAAGATAAGATTTCGTGCTGGTCGTCCTGAAAAAATTGGTGGTTGGGTAAAAAAAAGTGCAAATTCTTTTTTAGGCTCAGCAAGAAAATTGCATCAATGGGTTGCTTTAGATACAGATAAATTTATTTCATTAGGAACTCATTTAAAATTATATCTTTTAAAAGGTAATACTTTTCACGATATAACACCTATAAGAGCAACAACTACTAATGGTATAACCTTTGCAGCTACTAATGGTAGTTCTACTATAACCGCTACTGATTCTAATCATGGAGCAAACAAAGGGGATTTCGTTACATTTGCACAGGCTGTATCATTAGGTGGCAATATTACAGCTGCTGTATTAAATCAAGAATATGAGATAGTTAATGTTTCAGATGTAAATACATTTACGTTTACAGCTAAAGATACATCAGGTGATACAGTAACTGCTAATGCAAGTGACTCAGGTAATGGCGGTTCAGGTGTTGATGGATCATATCAAATAAACATAGGTTCTGATTTTTTTACCAGTGGATTTGGTTTTGGATCAGGAACATGGGGTCAAAGTTCTTGGGGTGGGGGTATAAATAGTTTTTCGACACAACTTAGATTGTGGAGTATGGATAATTTTGGAGAAGATTTAGTTTCTAATCCGAGAGGCGGTAGTATTTATTATTGGGATAAAACAAATGGAGAAACTACAAGAGCAGTAGATTTTTCTACTTTATCAGGCGCATCAGATACACCAACTATTGCAAATCAAATATTAGTATCTGAAATAGATAGGCATATTATATGTATGGGTGCTAATCCAATAGGTAGTGCAACACAAGACCCTATGCAAATAAGATGGTCAGATCAAGAGAATGCAGCACAATGGACACCAAAAACAAATAATACTGCTGGTGGATTAAGATTATCTTCTGGTTCAGAAATAATAGGAGCAATAAGAACAAGGCAAGAAATAGCTATATTTACTGATACAGCTTTATATTCAATGCAGTTTATAGGACCGCCTTTTATATTTGGAGTAAATTTAATTACAGAGGGTATAAGTACAGTTTCACCGCAGTCTTTTGTAAATGCAAATAATGTAGTTTACTTTATGGATCAAGATAATTTTTATATGTACTCTGGTACAGTTCAATCTTTACCATGCACAGTAAGAGCATACGTATTTGACGATTTTAATCTTGGACAATCATTTAAAGTTTTTGCTACGAGAAATGCACAATTTAATGAAGTATCTTGGTTCTATTGTTCAGGCAGTTCAGATGAAATAGACAGATATGTAACTTATAATTATTTAGAACAAACATGGACAATAGGAACATTGCCTAGAACTTCTTGGATTGATGCTGGTGGTGCTTCTACAAATCCATTAGCAGCAGGAACAACTGGTACTACTGATAATTTTCTTTATGAACATGAAGTAGGTTCTAATGATGATGGTTCTGCTATGACTGCATTTGTTGAAAGTGCAGACTTTGATACAGGCGATGGAGATCAATTTATGTTTATAAAAAGATTAATACCTGATGTATCTTTTATAGGAACAGATACAGAGCCTCAACTAACTTACTCAATAAAAACTAGAGACTTTCCTTTGGGAAGTTTAAACACTGCAACAACTGCAACAGTTACTAATACTACTGGTGTAGCTTATGTAAGAGCAAGAGCCAGACAAATGCGTGTAAGAATAGAAAGCACAGATGCAGATAATAGCTGGAGACTAGGAGACACAAGGTTTGATATAAAAGTGGATGGTAGAAGATGAGCGAAGTATTTAATGTAAACACTCCATTAGAAATACCACCTGAAGAATACAGTTCAGATTATATGCGCAGACTAATAAATCAACTGCGTTTAAACTTTGTGCAATTAGATTCACCTGATACTATAAGAGAGGTATCACAAGCATTTGATTGGTATATTTCATAATGGCAAATAGATATACAGAAGTACTAACAACATTAGCATCAACAAATGCAACGAGTGTTTACACAGTACCAGATAATAAGAGTGCCATAGTTAAGACATTAAGTGCTTATAACTCTGATGGTAGTAGTGCATATAGTTTAACAGTAGAGTTGACAGATACTAGCGAAAGTACGACAGTTACTTGGGATGTAGAATCAATAGCAACTAATACACGTAAAGGTTTTTTAACTAACGGAGAGGTGTTAGTTTTAGATGAATTAGATATAATAAAGCTGACTGCAAGTTCAGCGGATAAATTTCACATCGTAATAGGTGTGTTGGAAATAGATTAGGAGACCACTATGAGTAATTTTCCATTACAAAATGCAGCAGAGCAACTGTCTAAACAGGGGAGATATGGCGATACCATGATGGTACACATGAACCCCATAGAAGTAGATGCTTTAGCAAAACTATCACCAACAGGTCAATTGACCATTAACCCACAAACAGGGCAACCAGAGGCGTTTTTGCCACTCTTAGGGTCATTGCTTGCACCAACATTACTAGGTGGCACAGCGTTAGCAGGAACACTTGGAACAATAGGAGCATCTGCATTAGGTACAGGACTAGGTACTATTGCCGAAGGTGGTAGTCTTAAAGAAGGTATAACAGCTGGACTAACAGGCGCAATAACAGGTGGTTTATTAAAAGGATTTATGCCGGGTGCGCCTACAGAAATACCCGGAACTGAAGCTGTAACAGATGCAGCAGGACAAGTTACACAAGCAGCAGTACCAGCGCAGAGTGTAGCTATGCCTGAAATAAATACTTTAGCAGATTTAAACGCAGCAACTACAGGAACATTAGGATTACCAGATGCTTCAATACCCACTTCTGGTGGATTCTTTAATCAAGTAGGAAGAAATTTAGGGTTTACTCCGGGAGCAAGTGATGCAGCTGTACAAGCCGGACAAGGCATAAGTCAATCACAAGCTTTCCAATCACAGTTTTTACCAGCAGCAGCATCAGGATTGGTAGGTGAAATGTATGTACCAATGGATATGAATATGCCAGAAGAAAGAGACCCATTTGGAGACTATGAAGGTCCATACATGCCTACAGAACAAAGGACTATGATTCCGGGAAGTGGAGGCGATCCATTAAGTTCAGCCTTTGGTGGTGAGCAAATGCTTATAGGAGGTAATCCTTTTCCATCAGGACCTGAATTTAATGAAGGTGGTAAAGTAAGCAACCCTTTTGATTTTTTACCTCCCATGTCAGGGTTAGCACTAGCTGGTGAAGCAATGCAAGGAATGGGGTTACAAGGTCTTTTACCTATGGCAATAGATAGATTCAGAGGTTCTGATGATGACGATAAAACAAAAACTGAAATGGAAAATCAACGTCAAATGATAGGCACTGTTCCAGTAGATATGGTTGCAGGTATGGATGCTATGCAAGTACCTACAGATATGTTGAATAAAGGCGGTATGCCTTTGCAGAATCCTAGTAAAGCTGACCTTGATAATGATGGAGAGTTATCTTCATATGAAAGAACAAGAGGTAAAGCCATTGAAGCAAACATGAAAAATATGGGTGGTCTTATAAAGATGGCTAATGGTCGTACACCTGCACAAGCAGAGATAGAAGAAAGTGCAGAAACTTTAGAGCGTAGAAGAATAGATGATGCCATAGTAAAACAATTCCAAGAAACTATGTCAGCACCTATGGTTGATCCAAGACTAGGTAGAATGGCTGACCCTATTAGTACACCTGTACAGAAAAGTTTAAACGATGTGATGACACCACAGCCTTTTCAAGCACCATCATTAGCAGAGATAAGGAGAATGCAAAGTGAATCATTAGATAGAATGTTTGTACCAACAGACCCAAATAATGCGATAGACAGAGGCATGGCAACATTTAATAGACAATATAATCCTGTTCTTAGAGGAATAGAGGCAGTCTCACCTGTGCTTACTAAAGGTGCTTTGGAATTGTATGAAGCTATAGACGAATATAGAAAGAGAGATAACTAATGGGAATGAGAGGTAGCAAAGGCGGAGCAGGAAATTTTGATCCTACAGCTAACTTATATAATCCTTTTCCTATTGGACCTGTAGGCGGTAGAACAGGAGGAGGTAAAATTAAACAACCTTTTGGTGGATTTAATGATATTAGATCAATGCCACCTAGACCTTCTTTGCAACAACAATACGCAGGATTAAATCAAGGAGTTCGAGGATTTCAACCTCTAGGTATTAGAGGATATACACCACCACCTTTTATGGCACAACCTTTTGCGCAACAATTCAATCCATTTGGATATGGTTCTTTAGGAGGCAATCCTTTTTTGCGTACACCACAATTACCAGAAATACCTTTTAATGCTCCTGTTGTAACTCCACAACCGGGAATGCCGGGTTATCAAATACCTGATGACATACAAGCTATTATTGATGGGTATGAACCACAAATGGATTTTGAACCAGTTCAAAGACAAGAACCAGTTTATCAGACACAAGTAGTAGAAGGCGGTGCAGATATAATAAATAGAGTTGATCCTCTTGTTGTACAAGAACCTATAACTAATGTAGGTGCATTACAAACAAATCCAACTGGAGGTTCTTCAATAACAGGAGGTCCGAATTATTCAGGTCCAGTTTTTCAAGGAATGATGCAACCTAATATGAATATGAATGTAGGAAAAGCAGGTGGTGGTAGGGTTCAAGGTTTTGCCGAAGGTGGCATGCCTGAAGAAAATCAAACATCAGATAGATTAGAAGAAGAAACTATAATGGCTTTGATGGGTAAACATCCTAATCCAAAAGAAGTATTTATAAGATATATGGAAGTTTATGGTGAGAATGGTTTGATGCAGTTAGCTACAGAGGTAGAAGAAATGATGCGTACAGATGGACGTATGATAGATGGACCGGGTGGTGGTGTTGATGATTTTGTTCCTGCGATTATAGATAATATGCAACCAGCAGCTTTATCTAAGGATGAATATGTAATACCAGCAGATGTTGTAGCACATGCAGGTGATGGTTCAAGTGAAGCTGGTGGTAGAAAGTTTGATCAATTAGTTTCAAGAGTTAGAGAAGCAAAAACAGGTAGTACAACTCAACCAGAACAAATAGAATTTGAAGAAGAAATTAATCAAATAACATAATGAAAGTTTATTTAGTACCACAAGAATATATAACTCAAATTTATCCAGAGATAGATAAATATATAGATAAGTTAGTTCCTACTTCAAATGGTAGATTTGAAAAAATAGACTTAGTTAATGACATACTTGTGGGCAAGGCAACTCTTTGGACTGTAATGGATGAAGAAGATGACAATAAAATACATGGAATTATATTTACAGAAGTAACAACTTATCCTAGGAAAAAAATGTTAACAATAACATTTGCATCAGGAGATAATTTAGAAAGCTGGATAGAAGAATCTTTAGAAGTATTAGAAAATTGGGCAGTTGATAATGAATGCGTAGCTATGGAAATAACAGGACGCAGAGGATGGCTGAAAAAATTAAAGTCACACAACTGGAAAGAAGAATTTGTAATTGTTAAAAAGGACAATTTAAAAAAGAATAATTTAAAAATAGTAGAAACGGAGAAAGAAAATGGGAAAGAGTCGAGGCAGCAGTCAACCTCAACAGGTAGAGTCAAGGACATATCAAAGTCGGCTTCCTGAGTACGCTGCACCTTTCTACAAGAATCTTGTAGGTAGAGCGCAAGCATTATCTTATGAGGATTATATTCCTTATGAAGCACCAAGAGTTGCTGGGTTTTCTCCTGAGACTATTGGAGCGCAAGAGGGTATACAAGCTTTAGCAACAAGAGACTTGCCCGGAATAGCACAAGCTAGAAACATAGCTGGCATAGCATCAACTACTGGACCTATGATGGTAGGTTCACAATATGGTGGCACTAATGTTCAAAGTAGATTTGGTGGCTCTCCAATAAGAAGTACATATAGTGCAGCACCTATAAGAACAGGAGT